CCGCGCTGCTCGGGCGCAAACGTCCGTACTTTAAGCGAGCCAAGCACAGCGAAGAGTCGAAACGGCAGCGCAGCCTCAATCATCCGCGCAACACTGGCTGCGTGGTTCTTGGGGTTGAGTACCGCTCCTTCGCAGAAGCCGCTAAAGCTACAGGTATTCACAGGTTTACGATTCGCAAAAGGTGTCTTTCTGAGAACTTTCCTGACTACAAGGTCATTGGTTAAAGCGAGCTTTCCACGCTCTGATCTGCCGCTGCCGCTCTGCTTCGATCCAGTCCGAGGTTGACATCGCCCCAACTGAACGCGGGTCGGTGGTGTCGAACTTCGGCGAGTTAGACCGAGAGGCTGTCACGGGCGCGATAGGGTCAGGCGCCTTGGTTGGTTTGCGAACGACGGGAGGGTTGTCGACCAACTTGGCTTCCAACTTCCCGATCTCTTTGGCTTGCAAGATCGGCGAGAGCCGGGCGATTCGGTCAGCTTCTTTCGGATTGGACCCGAGGTAATACGCAATGTCGGGACCAAGATCAGAAGCCTGAATCGTCTGCGCCATGACTGTCGTGACGCGAAGGCTTGGGTTGTAGACGACTTGCTCGAAGTCTTCGTACTTGTCCCTTGCCGACTCTTCACGTTCAGCGTAGCTTTCCAGCAGTTCCGACTGTTGCCGCTCGATTTCTCGCTGTTGTATCAGCTCTTGAGCCTTCTTCTCTGCCAACGCTTGCGCGTAGGCATCGACTGACTCGAACTGATCCGCAGGCGGGATCTCTTGTGGCTGGGGCGGCGCTGCGGGTTGGCGTTGCTGGCGCTCCCACTTTCGCTGCTCTTTCGCAAGCCTCTTGCGAATAATGTCGTCCAACTCTTCCTGAGTGAACGTCTTGGCCGGCGTATCAGGTGCGGCAACCTGGTCAGGTTGCTGCGGCGGCTGTTCCGAGGCCGTCTCGGGGGCCGCTGACGCGGATTCAAGTTCCGCTAACTGGTTTTCTTGCATGGTCTACTCTAACGAGTACCCTGTGGGCCGCACAGGTACGGTCATACTACATCAAATCGACAAAGATGCAACCTTTTCTTGAAATGCCTTGATGCGGGCGTCCAAAGCAGCGCGATCGTTTGCAACTTTGATCTCGCGCTGGTCAAGGTTTGCTTCTTGAGCGTTCAGTTCGGTTTGCAGCGCCGCAAGCTGGCTCTCGCGCTTGGCAAGGTCAGCCGACTTGGTGTTGTAGCTGGCGTCGAACTCTTTCTCGCGTTTGGTCAGCGTCTTCAGCGTGTCGTCCAGCTTTTTCTGAGCGGCGCTGATCTCGGCCATCTTGGTGTCGTGCTGAGCCTTGGCGCTGCCGATCAAGTCGGCCGCTTGCGCCTTTGCATCGGCCAGCACGGCCTGCGCGTCAGTGCGCAGCTTGTTGGCGTCGTCGACCGCCGTCATGGCGCCTTGGCGCTTGGCTAGCTCATCCCGCAGTTTCGCCATCGCTGCCAAGTCTTTCGGCAGTTGATTGGTGAAGTAATCGACGTAGTCGACCGGCGCGTTGTCGTTGAAGACGTTCATGTCGACCTCAAGCGTAGTAAGTGATGTTGAGCTTGGCCGTGCCGGTCTGCTCAATGAACTGGATCTTGGTCAGGTCGCCGTCGTACTGCAACGTGACACCGTTTGCCAAGGGCATCCCGACGCTTGCGGTCGGAGCAGTGTCGTCATCGCGCCAACGCACCGCCGCACCTTCCGGCACAATGATAGCGATAGACGGTTTGCAGGACAGGCCGTTGACGTCCACAGACGGCACGGTCAAAGACGCGGCAGACGACAGACTGGTGATCTGCTGATAGCCCAGCCGTGTGGTGATAGCCTTCAAGTTCATTGACATTCAAAATCTCCAGCGTTCTGTGAACGTGCGAAGTTTAATGTAATAGTTGTCGTATGTGGGCAACGGCGGTACAGGGCCAGGCCCGTAATCCGGCAGCGCACAAAACGGCAACTCCGAAAAAGATGCGAATCCAAACATCAGACAGACGCTCCTTGCAGCAACGCAACAAGCGCCGCCTTCTGCTCATCGGTCAGCGCAGCCAGCGGATCGACCGGGACAATCTCAGGCTCCGGCGCAGGCTGAAGCACCCACACCTGCCGCCAAACACCATGCTCGTCCTGCTGCGGTTCTTGCTCTATAGCAATCATGCCGGACTGCCTTGGCACGGGTGTCGGCAAAACCAGCGGAATACCCTCTGCTTGCAGCAGTTCGACATTGGCGTTTGCGGGAACGCTACCATCGGGATTGAGGAGGAATTGTCTTGGCATCTTGTCCTCGTCAGAAGAAAGTCACAACACGGACATAGCCGTTGCCGCCATCGCCGCCAGCACCAGAGTTGACTGTGTGACCCGCGCCACCGCCGCCGCCACCACCACCGGGATAGCCGCCTGTGCCACCGTTGCCAGCAGTGGTGCTGCCGTTTGCACCACCACCACCACCAGAACCACCGACAAAATAAGAGGATGCCGCTGCTCCAGCGCTTCCGTTTGGTGTCCCGGTTGTATTTCCTGCTGTACCCCCTCCACCAGTTGATGATGTTGAGGTGTCAAACAACGATCCACCACGCCCACCATCCCCTCCAGCCCTTAATACTGTGCTACTTGCTGCAAACCCTCCAGCGCCGCCTCCACCACCAGGACGATACCCACCTCTGTTACCAATACCTCCTGTCGTATTATTTCCTGCCGCTCCAGTTGCAGTGTACCTTGAGTCTCCTTGGGCAAATTCCCCTAAACCGCCACCACCTGCACCACCTGTGCTGTTTGCGGTAGATCCAGGATTCCCTAAGCCACCACCTCTTGCCGTACCTAAAGATCCAAATGTTGTGTTGTCTCCAATTGTGCCGCTATTGCCATCGGTGTCGTCTGTAGTTTGAGCAGCGCCGCCCGTACCACCTGCGCCGACCGTTACTGTTTCAGTAGCACCAAGCAAAGACGCAGGAATCCACAACTCTGTCCTACCACCACCACCACCACCTGCACCACCTGTTGCAGCAGTTGCCAGGCCACCGCTAGATCGTTTCCTTCCAGATCCACCACCCCCACCACCACCGAACATCAGCACATAGACGAACTTCGCCCCAGCAGGCTTAGTCCATGTCGATGAGCCGGTGCTGGTGAACTCTTGGATGTCTGCGCTTGCCGCACCGCCGCCACCACCTCCAGGCGCCCACTTCACACCAGACGATTGAGTGCTGTCAGCGGTCAGAACGTAAGCATCAGTACCGACAGGCAGGCGCACGTTGCTCGTGCCATCGTTGACAAGCAGATCGCCCTTCGTCGTCAGCGGAGCGATCTGATCAGCCTGCGACAGTACCTTGACCGTCCCACCGCTGTCCTTGAAGTACAGTTTCCCGTCAGCGGTGTTAACCACTAACTCGCCAGTTGAAAGACTAAGAGCAGTCGGAACGGCCCCAGGTGTGCTGCTGTATCGAAGCTGAATCGTAACGGTGTTGCCGACCAGACTCGCTGATGTCGCTGGAACAATCTCAAAATTGTCGTCCACCAACACGGCTCGTTCTGCCGGATAGGTCAAGAACACATCCTTACTACCCGCACCCCAGTTGACTGCTGATCCGCTATTGCTTGACGCAAGGATCGTGTCTCGGCTGAGAGTCGTACCGGATGACGTATACGTCCCGACACCGACCTCCCAGTCTGTGCCGTCCGTAACCGTGTAGTAGGTAGCGTTACCATCACCCACCACAGCGAACGATTGGAACCCCGTTGCTGCACCGGCCAGCGTATAAGTGCCTGTGCCGGTAGTGGTCGTGGTTTCCCGGACCCGATCTTTTACGACAAGTGCCATGCTTTACGCCAAAAATTTGAGTTTGTAGAGCGTGGAGTAGTACAGCGCCAAGATCTCATCGATGATGTTCTGCAACGGCGTGCATTCCTTGTCGACGACCTTGTACCGGGTGTTTTCGATCTCTTTGACCTGATCTTCCAAAAACTCAACAACGTTATTAATTTTCTTGGCCGACTGCAACGCGATTGGCCCGATCAGGCCATACTTCCCCTGATAGGCTTCAGCAAAATCATCTGCCAAGTCAATGACGCCCGTGTAGAACTTGTTCAGCGCCTTGTGCTTGGCATACGATCTCGTATTAAGGTGTACCGAATGGGTGACATCCCGCGCCAGAAAAAGCTGCCCGATAAAGACTTCGCACGTCATTGCGGCACCCCTTCAGGCGGCATCATCGGTTGCTGCGGCATCGGAGGCGGCTCCGGCATGAAGTTCTGCGGCATGGCCGCAAGGTTGCCCAAGTCCATCACGTCTCGCAGCGTCTGGATGACCACTTCCTGCACCTGCTCCGGCGACATCGCCGCTGACATCGCCTGAATTCGGCGCGTCTCGGCCTCATACGCCTTAATGTCGTTGGCCTGCGACTTGATCGCCAGATCCTGCGCTTCCATCGACTGGTTGACGTTCTGCAACAGCCCCATCATCTGCTGGATCTGACCGTTCAACGCCTCGATCTGCTGGTTGGCCGCTTGGATCGCAGGATCGTCTTCGTCTTGCAGCAACTTAGGATCGATCATCTTCCGCAGACGAGCTGCAAGCTCCTGCGCACCAGGCCAGTCCATGTTCTTGACGAACAGATCGCCCGCCGCCATCCACAACTGCGGGTTGCCTTGCAGGATCTGCCCCATCGCTTCCATCGACTCCTGACGCTTGGTCATATAGCTCGGGCCGGTCGTGACCTTGACGTCGTACTTGCCGATTGACGGGTTGTAGATCTTCTTGACGATGATCCCTTGCTCGTTGATCAGCTTGGTAACCGCTTGCTGCTGGCTCGGATCGATCTCAGCTTGGGTCACCTCACCATCGATTCCAATGATCCGCGCGATCCGACGGGTGTCGTAGATCTTGGGCACCAGATCGATGATCTGCCGCGTGATGTACCGAACCGCACGCGCCAGATTGTCGACGTAGTGGAACGTCCCGGTGTTGCTCTGCTGCTGCCGCGCCAAGATCGCCCGGCCTGACCGCTCGTTCGAGCTTGCGCCCAGACTCGGGTCATACTGACCTGTGGTCGCTTTAAGGTCGTCAGAAGCGCCCATTTTGGCCTGTATAAGGCCCGTTTGCGCCATCGGAGGGGTAGACCTCTGCGGCAGCGGTAGAGGCGCTCCTTGGCCGTCTGTAGCGTCTGGATTGACCTCCAGGTATGGCCAGTTGTTGACGTTGGCCGTCTTCCACTGGTGTTCGTAGCCCTCAAACTGCCCGCCGTAGCCAATAAACGGTGCTTTGGGGGCCAGCGCCAGCATCTCAGCCTCTTGGCTGACCCAGTAGTTGTAGAGCCGCTGGGCGTCCTTGGCGTTCCGCACAAGACCCGAGATCTGCACCTCGCCGTCGACCTCGAACTCGTTGCCGATCACTCGCACGACCGGGATGTACTGCCCAGGCCAGTCGCGCTCTTCTAACACCTCAAAACCGTTTGTTTTGAGCCATTTCACCTGCTTTCGGTCGACCTTGCGCTGCCGGATGGGGCGCAGCCCCATCTGACGCATCTGCTTGTCCTGCGGGTCGTCCTGAAAGAACACCTGACCGTTGGGGTACAGGTTCAGCGTTGCCGGTTTGTGCTCGTAATAGAAGTACTCGGCGATGCGGATGGTCATCTCGCCCACCCACTGGCTGATGTCGGCGTCGCCCACACCCTGCGCCATGATAGAGGTCACCGGCGCGGCTTTTGGGTAGAGCCGGTGGTACTCTTCCTTGGTGATCTCGTCCGTGATAAAGCAGTACTCGGCGTCTGCCCCGCACGGATCTTGGATCATCGGGTCCATGTAGACCGAGAACGGGTTTCGGACCCGCCCGATCTTGATGTCTTGATCGAAGCTCGTCTCGTCGCAGTACTCGGTTAGCAGCCGAATGTAGCCCTCGCCGTGGATGACCTGGTTCTCGCACGCCGTGTCGTAGGCGACGTCCGCATCGCTGATGTACTCGATGTGACGCACGATGCCGTCCAAGACTTCAGCCATCTCGACGTCAGCCATGTCGTCCACCGGGATCACTTTGCCAGACGGCCTGTTTTGGCGCTGGTCGTTGGTGACCTGTTTGACGTGCTGCGGCAGCTTGTTGATGGTCAGGCAGGGGCGAGCGTTGATCGTCTGCCCTTGGGCCGTCCCGCGCGTTTTTAGCACGTCTGCGGGCCATTGCCAGTTGTTGTCAGGCGATCCAGCCATGAACCGCAGGTCGTCCAACTGGTCCTGTCGGCTGTCTGCGTATGCGGACATCGCCACCCGCAGGCGCGTCCGCATGGTGTCGAGAACGTCTTTCACTTTTTGCCTTTTTTGGCTTGGGCAGCGCGTTTGGTCGAGTACGCGATCGCCACCGCCTGTTTTTGCGGCTTTCCAGCCGCCATTTCAGTTTTTACGTTCTTTCGGAAGGCGGCAGGGCTGGCTGACTTGACGAGTGGCATGGCTGGCTACCTCTTTTTCGCAGTTTTGGCCGACTCTTTGAAGTCTTTGGCCGTCGGCGCGCCTTTGGTGCCGGGTTTGCGCATTTTCTCGCCCGATCCGGCGGCTATGCGCTCGCGTTTAGCATGAATTGCTGCGTAAAGACCAGGTTTGGTTGCCATGTCAGCACTTCCATCGTTTGAGCGCCGCTTTGGCGCGTTCGCCGTCCTTGGCCTTGGCCGCGACCGCAGACATCCGCGAGCAGAACGACTTTTTGCGTGCGGCGTCTGTTTCCGTTTTTGGGTTCGGCGCCGGTGCCTTCAGGTTGCTGCCCGTTTCGCGGTTGTACTTAGCCCGGCCCTTGGCCGTCAGCCCGGCACCTTCCTTGGTCGGCAGCTTCTCACCGCGCCCTACCGACAGACTAACGGACTTTTTTGCCATGTCGGTCAGGCTCCCATCCATCCGGCGGCTTGACTGACTCGGTCGGAGTACGCTACTTGGCGCTCCGGCTTGTAGGACGACTGACGGGACGCGACCGGGAACGCGAACGTACACGCCAGCGCGTCGGCTGCGTCCGGTGAGGCTAGTCCTCTTGCTTTCATGTCCTTCTTGCTCTCCAAGAAGATCGTCCCGGCCGAGTCCGGTTTGGTCTTGGGGCCGGTGAAGTCCGACTTCAGCTGCCGATCGTTGGGGATGCTGCCAGTCTTCAACCAGTCCCGCATGGCGCCCCACAGTTCGGCGCGCTTGTTACCCCACATGATCGGGTTCTTCGACTTCCAACCGAAGTTCACCCCACGCACCTTATACCGTTGTTCCGTCAGCCGGTCAAGTATGCCGTAGCCCAGCCCACCCTCGTCGATGACCGTCAGCGTCGGCCTGTACTCCTCGATGGCGTCGATGACGTGCCCGACTGTCGTCATGGTGTCGTCGCCCCGGTACCGCTTGATGTGCAGCAGGTCGCGCCCTTGGCGCACCACGATCACCGTGCTGTCGGCGCCCGACCGCGCCGGGTCGATCCCGATCACAATCGGCGCGTCCGCGTCCTTGTACCGGGACCGGGCAGCGGCCTCGTCCACCAGTTGCGGCGGGATGAACTGATCGTCGCCCGCGCTCGGGAACTCACCATACACCTCAATGCGGGCCTGCGGGCTGTCGCTGCCGTACTCCGCGATGATCTGCTCGTAGATCGCCTTGTCCGTGTCCTCGACGTCACGGGCGTCGATGTGCTCCGAGTGCCAGAACTCCCGCTTGGAGTGGAAACACTCGAAGAAGTAGCCTTGGTTGCGCCGAGGGTTGCTGAACGCCATCCAGAAGCGGTTTGGCGTGTTCTCTGTGAAGAAGCCCTGGGCCACGTCCCAGATCGGATCTGGAATGCCTGACGCCTCGTCGAACACCAAGAACACCCCGTCCACGTTGTGCAGACCGGCGTAAGCGTCCGGGTTCTCCTCCGACCAGAGGCGCCCCTCGATCGACCAGAACCGCGTGCCCTTCTTCAGGTCGCGCTCCACGATCTCAGCCAGCCACTTGGCCGGGCTGACGCGCGTCGCGCTGATCTCGAACCAATGGCTGTTGATAAGGAGCGCCAGCCACTTGGTGATCTCCGACCAGGTGATCGAGCGGAGCTGCGCCTCGCTGTTGGCCGACACGATGGTGGTGGCGCCGATGCGCGTTGTCAGCATCCACAGCACGAGCCAACTGACGAGGGCCGACTTCCCGATACCGCGACCGGAGGCGACCGCACTCCGGAACACCTTGTAGGCCGCCGCGTCGTTGTTGTTGCGGATGTGCTCAGCGATCTTCCTCAGCAGGCGGCGCTGCCACTGACGCGGGCCTTTGTGGTGCGCGAGCGGCGTGTTGGGCTGGCCCCACGGGAACGCAAACAGAACGAACGCTTCAGGATCGTTCTTGAGCTTGGGCGACCAGAGGCGCGTCATGAGCGCCTGCTCGTCCGTCGCTGAGTAGATTGGTTGCTGCATCAGAACTGCCGACGGTACTGCAACATGGCGCGATACTGGTCAGGCGCGTTGTCTTGCGGGCCGTATTGCAGCCCAAAGTCGACATCGCCGCCGAACAGACGGCGTGCAATGCCAAGGTCATACATCGTTGGCGCGCGCATGATACTGCCGTCAGGCAACTGCACAAACGAGGTGCTTGCGCCGCCGCGCAGCCGGTATGGCGTCTCAAACCCCAGCCGCCCGGTCAACATCGACGGTTGATCCACCATGATCGGCGACAGTTCGTTGGTCGGCCGGTAGCCGCCTGACTGCCCCATCATCCGAAAGCGCAGCATATTCATCAGGTCCATTGGCAACCTCCATGTCGATGACTCGCCGCTCGGCCGCTTCTAGCGCGGATATTACGCTGATCTGTTGACTGACGTCGATCTGCACCTGCTGCTTGGCGACCCAGTCGTGCTTGTGCTTCAGGATGTCCAAGGCGACCTTGGCGTCGCCAGCGGCAGCCGCTGCGTACAAGGTCGTGCTGAGTTCTTTCTCGGCGTCGGCGCGCCCCTTTTGCTCGGCCAACTGCGCCAACGGGTCCATCTCACACAACCGCCGATACTCGACCGGCAATAGACCCGCAGCAAGTGCCAAATTGT